TCGGCCATCAAGCCCTCACGGGCCTTGGCATCGGCTTCCAACGTTTGAATGCGCGTGAGCGCTTCGCTGAGTTGTTCTTCGGCAGTTTTCATCGGAGTGGATGTCCGGGATGGCGTGTCAACTCGGGCTGCGTTCATCGAGCGCAGGCGTGAGAACACCTCGTCACGGCTCTTGACCATGCCGGCCAGATTGAGACGCTGGGCGTTGCGAGCGCTGAAGCTCTGGCCTTCCATCGCGCTGTCCGGAATCTTGCGGCCCCTTGCGAGCACAGCGGTCTTGAACTCAGCAGCGATTTCCTCGATGTCGGATTGAATGAGCGCACGCTGTTCTTCGCTGAGCGGCACGCCCGGCGTGGCCATGCCCTTGAACTTGCCAGCGGCAAACACTTCCACCTTCAGGCCTTCGCTGCGGAACTTCTCGGTGCTGTCGATGAAGGGCAGCATCACGCCGATGGAACCAACACGAGCACTCGGCGTGGCGTAGATGGCGTCGCATTGCGAGGCGATCCAGTAAGCCGCGCTGCACATCTGTCCCGCGCTGAACGCATAGGTGGTCTTGAGCTTTGCGGCATCGGCCACGGCTTGAGCCAGTTCGGGCGTGCCATTCACCGTTCCACCGGGTGAGTTGATGTCCAACAGAACGGACTTCACATCGTCGCGGGCAACGGCCTCAGCAATCGCGGCGGTCACCAGATCCATGTCGGTCGCGCCAAAGAGCAGCGAGGAGATCAGGTCCGGCTGGCGCATGAGAGGCCCATGCAGATCAATAATGCCAATACCGTCCACCACGGCGAGCAACGCGTTGCGTGTGGGCTCAGGCAGTTGAATGCGGGCATCAAAGAACGCCACGGCCTGCGCCACCATGCCTTGCATGGCATCGGTGGTGATGAGCCAGGGTTGGCGGGAGAGAAGGGAATCGAGCGCGGTCACGCTCCGGTTGGAGTGTCAACGACGGGCGGTTGAATCAAAGTGCCGCCACTCGGCTTCCACAGCATATCCAGAGGCACGCCGTACTTGGTGGCCGTTTCGAGAATCATCTTCGCATCGCGGGCGCGACGCTCCAACTCTTCACCGAAGTCTGCGCCCAGCTCTTCGTAGTGATCGCTGATGGTCTTGAGGCCCATCTCCACATCGGATCGGTTCTGCTGCGCTTCACGCCCTGCATCGACGCTGAGCTTGCGCGGACACACGCAGCTAATTTTCCACCATCCCTGGACGGCAGGCAGTTCGCCACGATCAATCGCATCACCGATCACGTAGAACCACACCGGCTTGATGAAGCGCTGGATGAGGATCATCTGCCGATACGAAAACCGCCGGTCCGCTTTGGCCACTACCAGACGCACGCCAGCACCTCCCACTTTGGACGAATCCGCAGCAAACTCATACGGAAGAACGCCGAGCGCGGCATCCCGGCGCAAATGCTCCAGGAACCCGGTGAACGTGGGCGACGGGCGCTTCGATTCAAATGAGTCGAGCGACTCATTGGTTTTGAGTGCCACGAGTTTGCCGCCGGTGATCTGCTGAAGGGAGGTCGGGTTGGTGCCTTCGCCCGACTCGGCCTGCTCGCCTTCGATGGCGAAGTCGGAGTCATCGCCAAGATCGCCCGTCTCGGTTTTGAGCACGCGCGTCACATCGCAGTTGTCCTTCACGGCGTGCTTCTCAAGAGCGAGCAATTCCATCTCATCGAGGATATGATTGATGGAATGCTGAATGGTGGGGGCGTTGCGCACCGACGTGGCTTGTTCCGGTTCAAACACATGCAGCACGCTTTGGGCGGGCAGTTCACGTGCGGATTGATCCTCCAGCACGCGGTAGGACACTGGTGCGCCCCAGGCATCCAGCGTGATGCCATGGAACGACTGCATGGAAGTGTTGCCCTCACCGATGCGGTGCGACTCGATCAATTGCAGCGCGGCAATGCCGAGACGGCTGCGCGTGAGGTGGATGAAGTATTCACCATCCACGTCCATGCCTCGGCAGACCAACGACTGCACTTCCTCAAAGCTGAACCGCCCGGTGATTTCACAGCGCGTGGACCAGGCGCGGAAGTAGGCTTCCGCTTGGCGATTCCAGGCCACGTCGTCTGACTGGGCCTGTGGGCGAATGCCATCCCCCGTAGAATAGATCGCCATGTTGTTGACCATCTCCCGCACGAAGCCGGAGTTCTTAGCGAGGTAGCGGGAACGGCGCACCAGTTCGCGATGAATCTGAGGCGTGAGATCACGCTTGGCATCACGAGGCGCAGGGCCAGGCACCGTGCCTCGTCGAGGTGAGGCGTTGGCGGATTCATAGACCGAAGACCAGGCCTTCGGCAGCAAAGCGGGTGGCAGCCATTGGGTCGCCCATTGTTGAAGACCGTTCATTTGGCGAGGTGGTTGATGGAGGAGGTCACGATACGGCGACGTCGGCCATAGGTGGCGGGATCAAGAGCGCGCAGCGCATGAGCGCATTCCTCCAGCGTTTCTTTGACGGTCATGGGAAACTGCTTGGTGGCGTTCGAGCCGCTGTCAGCCCAACTCATGAGTGTCTTGCCCTCCATGAGCATCTCTTTGGCTCTCGCCTGGATGCGGAGAACTTCTGCAACGGTGAAACCGACAGTGAACAAACCTTGCGCCATGAGCGGAGTGCCCTGTCAACGGCTCGCGTCCTTCACGTCGTGTTTGATCTCATCGACGGCGAGGCGGATGTAGTTCACATCGGTTTTGACCACGTCGGTGGCACGTTCCAGCAGATTGATCTTCACCTCGTGGGATTCGATGCGCTGGCGGTCCTCGTTGCGCAACAGTTCCAGGTGGCGCAGCGTGCTGGTGTGAACGCCCCAGGCTGTGGCTCCGGCGATGACGAGCGACAGGATCTGCACGAGATGCCCGAGGCTGATGGTGGAATCAAAACGTGGTTGGGTCATACACCGATGAGTTTGAGGATGGCTGCGGGTGTGATGAACCCGAGCGTGTTGAGCGTGCCGCTGCCTTTGAGGAAGCGGATGCGGTTGGTGATCCAGTCGCCTTCGCGTTCTTTAGCGTCTGAGCTTGGATCGAGAGAGGTGTTGCCCTCTATGGTGGTCATGCTCATCCCACGCACAGCGGTGACGATGCCGGCATGGCCGTTGCTCGTGCTGCCGTGACGTGCGAGCCAGATGGCACCAGGAGCCGCCATTGGTGAAAGCAGGCCCCGCTCGCGGAAGTTCCCTGCGCTGGTGACGCAGTGAGGCGTCATCGTTGCCTGCCAGCGTTTGATTTGCTCAGGCGTGGCCGCCAGTGAACGCAGCGCTGCGAGGACCATGCTTTCAGCGAAAGCCGCGCAATAGGCCCAGCCGGGTTCCCATGGCGACTGGCGCATCAGCGTGCGCAGTTCATCAACGAGGGGGCGGTCAGCTCCAGCCGTGTTGGGATTATCCCAGTCTGCGTTGGGTTTGACCTCACGCAGGCCGATAAACCGGCTTGCCTGCCGAATGATGCCTTGGGCCAGTTGTTCGCTGGTCATGGCTTCCTCCAGTTGATGCGCAGGCGGCCGTAGGCGGCGGTGGCGAGACCGCCGAACTGAGCGAGGGTGTCCCAGTTGGCGGCTACCATGTCCACCATGCCCTGCGCTTCGGTGGTGGGGAGATGCAGACCGAAGATCCGGCCGATGGCACCGATGGCCGAAATGAGAATGCCTGCGTAGGTGAGCTTGCCTTGGAGAGTTTGGGGTGGGTTCATGCCACCGGCAGCCGTGTCAATCTGCGACCGGTTCCGTCTCCTCGTCAGGCACGGCTCCAACTTTGACGGATTCCTGCCCCACCAGTTTGAGCATCACTGCTGCGGCCACCTGCATGGCCTCACAGTCCCAGTAATGATTGGCACGTTTGCCAATGCGTTCCCACAACCACTTGCCGCCTTTGCGCACGCGCTGCTCGCTCTCCATCTGCGTGAGGTAGTCGTCGCCTGCATCCTCGGCGATTTCCCAGGTGGCACCGCGCTCGGGGTCTTGATTGCGGCGCAGGCGTGCGAGCATGTCTTTGATGTTCAGATTGGACCAGTAGAACACTGAGCAGGTCTGGCCACGGCCCAGCACTACCTTGCGACGTGGTGAGTAGAACCGGTGCACGCTGCGGCCATCTTTTGTGCGGTGAACGTAGGTGGCACGGCGGTCGCCCATGAGCGCCACCCAGCCGTGCCTAGCGCACTCGCGATAGACGTCATACGTGGCGTGACCGGCATCGACGAATACGAGGTTGGCGTGGATGGTGAACCGTTCCTGCAAACTGAGCACCTCATCCCAGGTGGGCACGCGTTCGCGCCACACCAGGCGCGATGAACCATCAAGCGACCAGCCGCGCACGAGCACAAAGAAGTGGTCCATCTGGCAGTCCACCGTCATGAACCGCAGCGGAGCCGCCGCCTGGGCCGGATCGAAGGGCGGCGTGAGGAACTTGCCGTGCTTGCTCACGGCGGCTTCATCATCCCACGTTTCACCGAGACGATAACCACTGGGCATGATCTCCAGTTTGAAATCCTCCAAGTAGTCACGCCACGGCAGCGCGAGGCGCTTTTGATAAAACTGCCTTAGTGGTTCCAGATCACCCTGCTTCGCCGCTGCCTTGGCTCGCAGATACAACTCGGCGAGTCGTCCCCAGCTCATCGCGCACAGGGCGTTCCAGTGGAACCCGACGTTCTCCGGTGACGCATTCAGATTGGTGCGCGCATAACGACCCGTGGTGCTGAGCACACGTCGCGTACGGTCACTGTCATCAAACGCATGGCCACAGCCCTCACAAGTCAGCGAGGCGGTCTCGCGCACGCGGGCGAAGTTCCATTCGCCATCATCATCGCGGGCGTCCTTGCTCCATTCCACGTTCTCCCATTTGAAAGGCTGGCGGAGGTCACAGTGCGGACACGCAAAGGTCCACTCGCGCATGTCAGTGGTTTCAAACTTGCGGTGCGTGTCGTCGTTCTCCTCGCCGCCCTGGCTCATGAACAGGCACTTGCCCAGCCAGCCGAAGGCTGTGACACGGGCTTCAGCCTCGGCCATGTGGCCCGGCGCGGCCCTCCAGCATTCATCAAAAATGAGCCAGCGGATGGAGCGGCGCTGAAGATTGGTCTTATTGTTTCCACCGAGCACCCACAGCGTCATGCCGGAGCTGAAGTGTTTAGTGGCTGTTTTGATCTTGTGCCGGTCGCGTGGATAGAGGGCGGTCACCGCCGGGCATTCGTCGAAGATGGGACCCAGCCTACTCTCCGCCTGATCGCGTGCGTCATCGTCGGTTTGATCGAGCCAGAGCGTGGGACCGGGTAAATTGGCGATGATGTAGCAGAGGCCAATTTCGCCCACCGTAGTTTTTGAGGACTGGATTGAGGCGATGATGGAGACGATTCGAACGCGTGGATCGACCAGTGCCTCGAGGGGCTCCTTGATCCATGGCGAGTTGTCCGCACGAAACCTTCCCGGCACCGGTGAGTAGGGGA